GCCGCAAGGCGCGATATCGACAATAAACACCGGAGGCAACGGCAATGCGCAATGAAAAAATGCGGCAATACCTACAACTTATTATCGACAATCAGGCGCGCCCGCGTGATTTTAGGGCTGAGGGTGATGGAGCGGTTGGTAAAATTTATTTATACGACATCATCGATCCCTGGTGGGGTGTTTCTGCAGCGGATGTTGCCGGCGCCCTGGACGCCATGGGCGGCAAAGACGTTGATTTATTTATTAACAGCCCCGGCGGTGACGTGTTCGAAGCGCGCGCGATTTACAGCCGGCTCAAAGGCTACAGCGGCACAGTTCGCGCGCATATCGACGGGTTGGCGGCGAGCGCAGCTACAACCGTCGCTATGGGCGCGAATTCACGGTCCATGACTGATGGCGCATTTTTCATGATTCACAACAGCTGGACGCTGGCGTTTGGCGACAAAAACGTTTTTGGCAAAACTGCGGCATTACTGGATCAGATAGACGGCGCTATCGCAAAAGACTATGTCGCCGCAACCGTGTTAGGGATCGAAGAAATTCAGTCGATGATGGACGACGAAACCTGGCTTAGCGCGGCCGACGCAAAAACCTACGGCCTGGTCGACGACGTTAAAGAAGAGGTCGAGGCCAAAAATACTAAAACCTGGAATTTATCTGCGTACCAAAACGCACCGGACGAGCTGATCAGCCCGCCCAACGAGCAGCCAGACCGCGGCAGACTGCTGCGGTATCTCGACATGCTCGAACGAATTGCCTAGCGCCCAGCAGCGCAGCAATACCAACCCGCCAATCGGCGGGTTTTTTATTTCTAACCAAGAGGAAGTCAAAATGACACAGTCCATACAAGCGCTGCGGGAAGAACGCACCAAGCTCGCAGTCGATTGCCGCAACCTGGTTGAGAATTTCCCCAAAGATGACGCCTGGGGTGATGACGAGCAGAAAAAGTACGATTTTTATCTCGCCGAGATCGAAAAAATCGACGCCAACCTGGATCGTCACCAGAAAATTATCGACATGCAGGCGGCCGAGGTCGCGACAGTACGTCGTACTGCCGACGAGCACAACATCAGCGAGGACGAGGCCCAGAACCGGCGCGAACTAAACAAAGCCACGTTCGAGGCCTGGATGCGCGGTGGCATGAGCGCGCTCAGCGACGAGCAACGCCAGATGATGAACGAGCGCAACCGGCAGTTGAACATCTCCAATGCCATGAGCACCGGCACAGGCTCAGAAGGCGGCTATACCACGCAAAACGAGTTCGCCCCGGTTTTGATCGAGGCCATGAAAGCCTACGGCGGAATGCGGCAGGTCGCGCAGATTATCCAGACAGATACCGGCAGCCAGATGGACTGGCCCACGACAGACGCGACCTCGGAGGAGGGTGAAATTGTTGGGGAAAACGCCTCGGTCGCTGTTGGCGAAACCACGTTTGGCACTACCTCTCTTTCGGTTTACAAATACAGCTCAAAATCAATTGCGGTCCCGTTCGAGCTGTTGCAGGACAGCCGCATCGACCTGGAGGGCCACCTCACCCGGCTGTTGTCCACCCGCCTGGGCCGGATAACCAACAAGCACTACACCGTCGGCACGGGCACCGGCCAGCCTTCTGGCGCAGCGACTGGCGCCTCCGTTGGCAAAACTGGCGCAACCGGGCAAACCACAGAGATAATCTACGACGACATCGTCGACCTGGAGCACAGTGTCGACCCAGCCTACCGCCAGGCCGGCACAGTGCGCTGGATGATGCACGACAAGACGCTGGCCAAAATGAAAAAACTGAAAGACGGCGACGGGCGACCCATTTGGCTGCCGTCTATTGCGGGCGTCGCGCCAACCACATTGTTGGGGCACGAGTACGTTGTTAACCAAAACGTAGCGGAGATGGCGGCCAACGCAAAATCATTGCTGTTTGGTGATTTCTCGCACTACGTGATCCGCGACGTGATGGCGGTGCAGCTATTCCGCATGACCGACAGCAAATATACCGAGAAAGGCCAGGTGGGTTTCCTCGCGTTTATGCGCTCCGGTGGGGCCATGGTTGACGTGGGCGGCGCGGTAAAAGCCTACCAAAACTCAGCGACCTGATCACAGCTCGCTATCGTTTTAGTTCGATTAAATCGCAGGGCAGGGGGATTTGGCCTAGCCCTGCGAATACTTTTGCGAGCATCGTTTATTGGAGGCAACCATGACGAATGTCAGAATTTTACGAGACGTACCTGTTGATGGCGTGAGTTACGCGCCGAACGATCTGGTCGATGTACCGGCAGACAAAGCCAAGCAGTTGGTGGCTGACGGCGCAGCGGACGACAGTAAAGATGCGGTCACTTATTGCAAAACCGCTGGCGCAAAACTCATTAAACATAAACCAAAGGCAGAGGAGCAACCAAAGACAGAGCAGCCTGAGCCAGAAAACGTCGTGGGCGATACTGACGACACCGGAGAGTTGGCCGAGTAATGTCGCACGTCCCCGCGCACACGCTGCGTATAGCCGAGCCGCCGTTTGAGCCGGTGACCCTGGCCGAGCTGAAAACGCACACGACGATCAGTCACGCCAACGACGACGGCTACCTGAGTGCATTGCTGGCGGTGGCGACAGCGCAAGTGGAACGCGACGCGGGCGTCGCCCTGGTCAAACAGCGCTGGGAGGCAGTGTATCAGTGTTTTCCTGACATTATCCGTCTGCCCTGGCCGCCGCTGCTGGACGTAGTGAGTGTCAAATACTACGACACCGACAACGTGCAACAAACGCTGGATACAGCGGAGTACGTTGTTTTAACGCACGGCAACGCTGGGCGAGTATTGCCGGCACCAGACAAAAGTTGGCCCAGCGTGCAGTCGGGCCGGCTAGACACGGTCGTGGTGACCTACGACGCGGGTTACGTCGACGTGGACGGCGGCGGCAGCCCCATTAATGACGCGCCTCTGCCTATTAAACAGGCCGTGATGGTTTTGGCGGCGCATCTGTACGAAAACCGTGAGGCGACTGCCCCGATAGCGTTGGCTGAGGTGCCGATGTCTTATGAGTCGTTGGTCGCGTCGTTTAGCAGGGCTGCGGTTTGATGACTATGGTGCCCGCTGCCGGGGTTTATTCGCTAAGCGGCGCTGGAAAATCGTGAGGGCCGGCAAGCTGCGCCATGTGGTTACGCTCCAGCAGCCCACCACTGCGGGCGATGCCTACAACAGCAAAAGCGCCGGGTATAGCAACGTCGGCGAAGACCGGATCAGCTTCGAGCCGCTCAAGGGCCGCGAGTTGCACGAGGCAAAACAAACAGGCAGCGAGTTGGTCGCCAGGGTGCGCATGCGTTATCGCGACGACATTAAATCGAGTTGGCGCATCGTGATGGACGGCGTGACCTACGAGGTGGTCGACCCGCCGATTGATCGCAAACACCACAAGACGGAACTTGAAATGCTGGTCAAGGTGGTGTCGTGATCGGCCTCAGATTCACGCCTGAGATCCAGGCGGTTGTCGATGAAATCGAGTCCCTGCAGGACGGGCTCAGCACTAAAGCGCTGCGCTCGGCGCTGGTGGCCGCGTCAAAACCGGTTAAAACCACGATCAAACGCAACGCGCCGGTGGGTGAAGATCGGGCGCTGAAAAAATCGATTGGCCACCGAACTTTTAACAAAGAGGAGCGATTTCATCTCGAGATTAAAGCCGATCAGGCAGCGATTTATATAGGCCCAACCCGCAAACAGTTCGAGACGCTGTTTTCCGCGGGCGGTGTGCCGTTCAAAAAAAAGCGCGACCAGCAATACAAGGCGTACTGGTTTGAGGTGACGGGAACCGCGCCCCACGAAATACGTTTACGCAAAAAAAGCGGCGCAAAAGCCATGAAAATTGGCGACCGGTTCGCGCGCAGTGCTCAGCACCCCGGTATGCGCAAAAACCCCTTTATAACCAGGGGCTGGCAACAAACAGACGACCAGTTTACCCGGCTTTTTTACAACGGCCTGCAATCGTTTTTGGAGAAAAAACGTGCAGCTTTTGCTTGATCAAATAACCAACAACACCACGCTTTTTAATGTGGTCGCCCAGGCGCCGGACGCAGAGGAGCTGAACTCCGTGCATGCTGCCACAGCCAGTGCGGCGTTAAAAACATTGCTGGAAGCCGCAACAGCAAACGCTTATGCGGTAGAGGCGCCAGAGGGCGAGGAGCCGCCGGACGCGGTTTATCACCTGACCAGCGCGCAAAGTTTAAGCCTGGTTGGGGCAAAAATCGCCACCGACGTGACGTTTGTTGTGACGCTGCGCGAGACGGATTACCCCAAGCTGATGACGCTGCTCGCCGCGGTTGAGGCCCAGATCCTCGCGTCGGCTGATTCGATTTCGATCACCGATGCTGCGGCGGATTACGCGGCGGCGCAAAACTATTTCCTGGTG